GGTCGTTCGTCCGGAATGAGCGTGTCAAGGTTTTCTTCGAGCGTTGGATAAAAGAATGGGAGCGCCATGCACAGCGCGATCAGGGCGCCCTGATCCGGGCGATGTATGCTGATCCGCTCAAAGTGTACCTGCTGGGCAACGAGTGGAACACGTTCGACAAATACACTAAGGGCATCACTACCGCAGGCCTGCGCCACTATCCGGGCGATGCGCGTCGCTGGTCCGGGATGATCCCGGGCCGGATCGACAGCCCGACGGCCTGGAGTCGGGTCAAGATGTGGGAGCAGGAGCATCGCAACGCCAATCACCGAGGAGGCAAACGTTGAACCTTGGCGCTTACGCCGGAAAAACCGGGTCGCTTCCGGAGACGGTTGACCTTCCCTGGGAATATTTTGCAGTTCGAGGTTGTTTCCTGGATACCCGCGGGCCCCTGGTTATTCATATGAACAGCTATTGGGGCTTGCTGGTGCGAGTTATTACCAGGTCTCACGATACACACGCAGGCCCTGGAGTGTTAGGCCAAACCATCGATTATGGCGTAGTCGTCGAGGACAAAGCATGGATTGGGTCTAATAGCCTCCTGGCAGGATGCCGGATCGGCGAGGGCGCAGTGGTAGCCGCGGGCAGGTAGTGGCTCCCGGCGTCATGGTCGCCGGAAACCCGGCGCGGGTGATCGCCCGCTGGAGCGGAAATTCCTGGAATTATTTACCGGTTGAAACGAGCGGATTTGAAACGAGGTTGTCGTGATGGACGTGCTTAATCTAGGATGTGGTAATAAACCGGTAAAACACGATGGCTGGCAGGTGGTCAATCATGATTTACGCCTGGATCCTGGGCGGCCATTCGTAACCGTGGCCTGGAATTTGAGTGATTTACCATGGCCATGGGAGGATGGATCGTTCGATCGCATTATCGCTTGCGCGGTGCTCGAGCATTTGCGCATCAACCTGTTCGAATCGGTAGGCGAGTGTTACCGGATCTTGCGTCCCGGTGGCGTTCTACACGTAAAACTCCCCTGGTGGAAAGGTGATAATTCTTGGCTTGATCCAACCCATTACTGGCATTTTTCATTACGCACGCTGGATATGTTCGATCCGGCCACGAAATTTGGACACGATTATCAGTTCTATGGCGTGGGCAAGTGGAAAATTATCGAGCAGGCCAAATTGAATAATGCCAAAACATCTTTCCAGGCTAAGTTACAAGTGAGAAAGTGAAAAAAATGAAGGGCATTCTGCTGCACGGTAACAGTGATGTAGTGATCGAGAAGCGTGGCAAGGCTGCCGGGTTGAAAGTCCAATCGATCGTTTTCCCGCCTCATGAATTGCCGTACGAAAAAACGCTCATCGTTCAGGCCGGAACGCGTGTGCCCTGGGACCTGCTGCCCGCAGCCTGGAATTTCCTGGAGCGCTGGGATGTTGCGGTCCCTCTGTGGCGCTATGGCGTGCTGGCTGCGGATGTAGGCAGTCCCGAAGAGCGCCAGGCAACCCGGGCTATTGTGCGCGACTTGCGGGTGCTCTTGCATTCGTATGAATTGCTATTCGTGCGCCGCTCCGAAGCCGGAATCCAGCTGGTTGAGCAATGGTGGAAAGAATGCAGCGGGGGCTGCGATAAGCGCCTGGCGTTCCTGCGGGCATTCTATATCGTCAAACCCCGGCTGTGCGTGCTGCCAACCACCTGGTTGGCGCAAATTAAAGAGCAGGAGAAGGTTGTCGTTGACCGCGGGCGCGTGACCACCAGGCACGTCCATGACAATATGATCCGGCTGGAGATATCGCCGGGGCGCTTTGTAAAAGTGCGCGCCGGTAATGAAGCAGCTGTATTGGAGCAATTCAAGCAGCAGAACTCAAGGATAAAAAGGTGAGATATGGCCATTATCGAAGATCCGAAGAACTGGCCCGTCGACAATCAACAAGTGCGGGCAAAGAAAGGCAAGCTGATCCGGGTTCAGATTAAGCCCGGGCGGTACGTGAAAATGTATGAGGCGGATGCTATCGCCCAGGGATATATCAAGGCCCAGCCCCAGGCTGAGAACAAAATGCGTCAGCCACCCGGAAATAAAGTCGCTCCGGAAGAACCGCCCGAAGAGAAGCCCCAGGCGGATGATTTCATCACCATCCCCGGCATTGGCCCTGCCACGGCGCGAGCGCTGGTCTCGCATGGAATCACGACATTCGAGCAGCTCAAATCCGCTGGAGATCTGGCCTATCTGACTGCCAAGGGCCGGGATGCGATCGAAGCGTGGAGAATAGCCAATGGCTGATTTCGCCATGATTGCGGACATCGAGGCCTTCCTGCAGCAGGCGATCACCACCCCGGAGCAGCTCGCATCCGCCGCCATGGGCCTGAAAGACGCGAGTGCAGCCATCCGCAATTACACGCACCAATATCTGGATTGGGTAGCGGATGATGCGATCGCGCTCGATTCGCCAGGCGGTACGCGTCTCTTCCTGCCCCAGCTGCCGGTGCTCTCGGTTGCTTCGGTGGTCGAGGATGATGAATCCCTGATCGTTGACGATGATTACAAGCTGGGCATGTATGGCATCCTGCACCGCGTTGGGACTAAATGGGCCTCTGGCATCCAGATCGTCACCATTATTTACACGCATGGATACCCGATCATCCCCGACGATATCGTGGCCGTATGCGTGCGCGCTGCCAGCCGGGCTTACCAGGCCGGGCTAAAAGCTGCCGATAGTGCAGGCGTGCCGGGAATTGCCTCCAAAAGCCTGGGAGATTTCTCCGTATCCTTCCAGTCGGAAGGCGGCGGGGGAGTCGGCGAGGGCGTGCTGGGCGCCAGCGCAGCCAGGCTGCTGTTGTTGAGCGAGAAAGATATTTTAGATGCATATCGGGTGAAAGGATCGAATGACGGTCTTCCAGTCTCTGCTCAATCATAACTTTGCCGTAGAACGCCGCGTGCGAACCCTGGACCACCAGGGCGGGTGGCTTATCAATTACTCTCCCATTAACGCCATCCTCGGTCGCCTGCGCCCGGCATCTTCTGCGGAGATTATCGCTGCGCAGCAGGAGCAGCGTAGAATCTCGCACATCTTTTATTGTGTAGCTGGGGAAGATATCGTCCGTGGCGATCGGATTACTGGCAATGGCGTGACGGTGGATGTTATGGCGATCCGCGAGCCATCTCGGGCAGACGAGCATTATGAGATCGACTGCCTGGAGATCCAGGCGGAAGTGGCGGAGGCTGGAAGCTAATGCCAGTAACCTGGAAGCCGGATGCACTCAAAAAGCAGCTTGTCGCCGACCTGGCCGAAAATGCCGAGATCGTCGGCAAGTTCGTCGAGACCGAAGCCCGCCGGCGCCTGCTGGCCATCAGCGATCCAAAATGGGGCGAAGCTTACCGTTCGCAGCTGGTCGCACGGCTTCTAACATATGAAGTCAAGACTTCGCCCAAGGAAGTGACGATCAATGTTGGCGTGCGAACATCCAGCTCAGGAAGCCATCACGGCGTTTATATCGAGATGGGCAGCCGGACCGCCCCGGCGCACCCCTTTTTGCGTCCGGCAGTTTTTCAGAACGCGGCCAAAATTGTGGCCTTGCTGAGTGGAAAATGAGCATCCTGACCGAAGCCATCTACAATCGGTTGGCTGGGGATATCACCCTGGCTATCATGCTTTCCCAATATCGGGGCCAGCCGGCTATTTTCACGATCGATCCGGCGCCTGGCGATGCGGCGCTTCCCTACATTGTCACAGCCGGGGAAGCCAGCCAGTCTCCGTGGGATACCAAGCTCACCCGCGGGCGCAATCTGGTGCGTGACGTGCGCTGCTATGCGGAAGCGGATGGCAGCGTGGTGACGATCGAGGCCATTGCAGAGCGGGTGCGTTATCTCTTGCACCGCCAGGCGCTCACCATCGGCAGCTTCGAGTGGGTTATCTCAGACTGCGGCGGGCCTATCGTCGCAGACGAAAGCGGCATTTACGGCCGCATTATATCTTTGAGCCTGATGGCTCAAGAGGAGTGATACCAAAATGGCTATGAACGGAACTGACATACTTTTGTTGGTGAATGTTGGCACGCCAACCGTGCCCGTCTACCAGGCGGTCGGCAGCCAGCGCGACGGATCGATCGATGAGACCACCGCCACCATCGATGTGTCCAGCAAGGACAGCCGCGCTCAGCGCGTCCTGCCTGGAAGATACGCAAGCACCATCTCGCTGGATGCGCTGTACGTGCCGGATGATGGCGCTTACCACGCCTTGCAGGATGCCAACCGCAATGGCGAGATGATCCTGGTGGCCAAAGAAGTGGACGGGACCGTATTCGAGACGGCGCTGGCCAAGATCGATTCGATGTCCGAATCATATCCCGATCAGGGCGAAGCCACCATCTCGATTGCGTTTACCGTGGATGACTTCTGGACCGTGGAGGGCAGCTAATGGGCGCTCGCGGGGAAAACATCATTAATGTAAACGGACAAACGGTCCCTATCCTCTTCACCAACCGGGCTCTGCTTAGCGCCGAAAAGCAGCTCGGTAAAGGCATCCTGGGTATTCTGCAGGGGTTTGTGGATGGCGGATCTGGCATCGGTGATCTGGTTGCGCTCCTGCGGGCCGGGATGGAAGCCGCCCGCCAGGATATGCGCAAAAGCGGCAAACCGGTATCGAACGATGATGCAATAAAAATCATCGATGAAATCGGCTTCGCTGCGGCAGTTGAACCTGTAATGAATGCAGTTGCAGCCGTGATCAGCTATACCAGCCGTGCTGAGCCAGCCGACCAGGGCGAAGACCCAAACTGAATCAGGAGCCGCTCAACTTCGAGCGGCTCCTGGTCCAAGCCTTGCGGGCGGGGATAAAGGTCCAGGAGTTCTGGGATCTTACCCCGCTGGAAACGTTTATGGCCATCGATGCATCTATCTGGCGCGACGAAGTAGCGCAGAAGCGGGATCTTACCCTGGCCTGGCAGACAGCGGCCTTGACCCGCGCCAGGCGGCTGCCGTCACTCAAACAATTATTGAGCATCAAACCGGCCAGGCCCTTGCATGGCGATGAGTTGGAGAAGCGCCGCCGTGAGTTCAAGGAAATGACTGCCAACCTGGATATGAGCAAGCTGAGAAAACCCAAAAGGGTCGATGCTCCCGAATGATGAGCGGACCAACCGCGTACGCGTATTGTTGATGTCATTGCGCCAGGCGCTTACGGTCCGGACTGTGCCGCTTTTTTGTTGTAAACGCAGGAGATGAATGGGAACCCAACTCGGTGAAGCCTTAATCCCGATCCGGGCCGTCCTCGACAAGCTCGATGGCGACCTGGCTCAAGCGCGCAAAAAAACCGAAGGCGCCATGAGCGGGATCGCCAAAGTCACCAGCGGGATCAGTAACTCACTCCATACCATTGGCAAGGTTGCGCTTGGCGTTGTGGCTGGCGGCCTGGCTGCTGTAGGCGCCGGGCTGCTTACGATTGGGAGATCTGCGGTTTCGGCGGCGAGCAATCTAAATGAAGCCCTCAATGCCTCTTCGGTGGTATTCCAGGATGCGGCCGGATGGATCCATGAGTTTGGAAAGACGGCGGCAGAAACCACCGGCTTATCCGCGGAAGCCTTCAACCAGATGGCCGCCCAGACCGGGGCGATGCTGACGAACTTTGGTTTGGGGGTTCATGAGGCAGCCGAAAGCACCGTAATGCTGACCGGGCGCGCCGCGGATATGGCGTCCATCTTTAACACGGATGTTAGCGATGCGATGGCCGCTGTCCAATCGGGACTGCGCGGGCAGTCCGAGCCGCTGCTGCGTTTCGGCGTGAACATGAGCGCAGCCGCCGTCCAGGCCTATGCCCTGGCCAATGGGATGGTCGAGTCCGGGCAGGAGATGGACAGCGAGACCACGGTGCTGGCGCGCATGGGCTTGCTCATGGAGCAGACCAACAAGATTGCCGGGGATTTCGTCAATACATCGGATGGCCTGGCTAACTCTGCCCGCATCCAGCAGGCCCGGTGGCAGAACTTCAAAGCCGAGCTGGGGACGAAACTGCTGCCGGTAGTACAGACTTTTCAGCAATTATTCATGAATCTGGCGGCTACAGTGCTGCCAAAGGTTCTGGCAGCCCTGGGCCCGGTGTTCGACTTCATCCAGCGCGGGGCAGAGGCTTTTTCTGGATTCGTCGAATCTCTGATGGGCGGTACGCCTTTCATCGATTCACTAACCGTTGCCATCATGAAGTTATTTGGCAATGAGATCGGCTTGAAATTTTATGACATCGCCTTACAGGTACAGAATTTCTTGGGTCGCATCCAGGAGCTGCTCGCACCGGTGTGGGAAGCCATTACCAGTTTCATATCATTCAAAGACATCCTGATCGGCCTGGGAATTGCGATCCTGACTGTGGTAGTTCCCGCCGCGGTCTCGATGATCTTGTCCATGCTGCCAATTATCGCCACGATTGCGGCAATCGTTCTCGCCGTGGCTTTCGTGCGCAAGGTCATCGAGGAGGACTTCCTGGGTATCCGCACGGCCTTGACCGAGTTCTGGGATAACAAAGGCAAACCCATCTTCGAAGCTCTGAAAACCTGGCTTTCGATCAACATCCCCATAGCCATCCAGAAGCTCTCGGATTTTTGGACGAACACGCTCCAGCCGGCGATCGCCGCGGTATGGGGATTTATCAAAGATAGCGTGATCCCGATCTTTATCGATATTGTAAGTTGGCTTGCGGAAAATATCCCGGTGGCTCTGAGGACGCTGGCGAATTTTTGGACCACCGTACTCCAACCGGCGCTAGCAGCGGTATGGGGGTTCATCAAGAATACTCTAATCCCAATCTTCCTCGATGTGGTTGGCTGGCTGCAGGAAAATATCCCGGTCGCAATTGCAAAGGCAAAAGACTTCTGGGATAATCACCTGGCTCCTGCCCTTCAGCGGGTGTGGCAGTTCATTAAGGAATCGCTCTGGCCTGCATTCCTGGATATCGGCACATGGCTGCTCACTACGATTGGAACGGCCATCGAAGCTGCTGCCAAGTTCTGGAAAGAAACCTTACGACCGGCCCTTGAGACGGTTTATCTTTTCATTAAAAATTATGTATGGCCTATATTCCTGGATGTGGGCAAATGGCTGCTCACTACGATTGGAACGGCCATCGAAGCTGCTGCCAAGTTCTGGAATGAAACGCTGAAGCCCGCATTGGAAGCAGTGTGGAAATTCATTAACGAAAGCTTATTGCCCATCTTCAAAGACATAGGAACATACCTCGGCGAAACTTTAAAAGGGATCCTAAATGGCATCGAGAGTGCATTCAACGGCATTAAGCAAGCCATCGGCTGGGTGATTGACAAAGTTATAGAAGTTATCGCTTGGTTCAAAGAAGTCGGAGATAGTTTGCCCGATTGGTTGAATCCAGGCTCTCCCACGCCCTTAGAGCTGGGCTTGCGCGGGATTACAAAGCAGATGAAGGAATTGAATCAGGTCGCCATGAATATGCCCCTCTTCAATGGATTGGGAGCGACTATGCCGGCGCTGGCCATGGCAGGGGCGGCAGCGTCGCAGATTAACTCCGGCCCAACCAGCTATTCCGCCAATACAACGATCTACACCAACCGCGATCCGCTCAGAGTGTTACATGCCGCGCGGCACCTAGATAAATTGGGGAGGCTGCACTGATGACTGGGCTTATTGCAAGCGTGGCCAATCTATCCTATGATCTCAATGACGGGGATGAGATTCGTTTGCTGGACTACGACCTGAGCCTATCGGCAACGCGTCGCCTCAACCAACGGTCACCATCCCAACTGTATGGAGATTCCGACCTGGGGTTCAGGATGGATCCCCGCTACCTGGACCTGTTCTGGGCAATCCATGGCAGCAGCCTGGCCAACTACCTGACTATCCGCGAGCGGATCCAGACCGTATTTGTACCGCGCGACAATGACGCGGTACAGCTCATCTTTGACTTCGATGGCATCGAGCGGGCAATAGATGTGAATTTAGATGGGGAGTTGTTGTGGGCTGACCGGGTAGAGTTCGTCGAAAAAGTCAGCGGGGTATTCAAGGCCAGCGACCCGCGCTTGTATGACCCCGAAATCAACACGGTCTTATTCTCCCTGGAAGCTGGCGGCGTGGAGCCAACCGGCTGGCCTATTCCCTGGCCCATCCCCTGGGGAGTTGGTACCGATGTGCTCAATATGGCAGTCCATGTAAAATACGCCAACGGCAGCCGCCTGGCGGCCCCAGAGTATCCGGTGATCCGCATTTTCGGCCCTATCGACAGTCCGATGATCACTAATGAAACCACCGATGAGGTTATCGACCTGAGCGACAATGGCGGATTGTCGCTGGCTGACCCGACCGAATGGGTGGAGATCGACCTGGCCAACCCGCCGCGCCGGGACGCCAAGACCATTCTCGATCAGGACGGGAACAGCGCAGAGCAATACCTGACTACGGCCAGCGATTTGGCGACCTTCCATATTGCCCCAGCAGGCGAGTTGCTGCCAGATGGTAGCTATTGCACAGGAGATAATATCATCCGGGTATATGGCACCGGGGTCACATCGGAAACGCTGGCCACAATGAATTATTACGACAGATATCATGGAATATAGGAGGTAGGTTACCATGTCAGAACGCAGTTGGCCTTGGAGCACCGTAGCAGGTCTCGGCGATGGTGCCGCCGAATTGAGCGAAGCCTATTCGCGCCAGTTCCTGGCGTTATATTTTGGCGTGCAAGACCCAGCCATTGAGGGTGTCTGTAAAGGATTATCCATCGGCGAGCTGGAAATTACCGGAGTTGCCACTCCCCTCTCAGCAGACCCGGGTGCGGCCATTTGTTATGGTCTGTATATTAATGATGCGGTCAGGAACCTGGTTGTCACCACACCTGCCATCGGAACCACCGGCGGCCGCGTGGTATTGCGAACCAACTGGGCAGGTACTGGAGGCGCGGGATTGGAAGCGCGCACCCGCCTG